TTTCTTGTAACTTTGTTTGAGTTTCTTGGCTCATCATTGACATTTCTGATGTAAAACCAATTTTCGCTTGATTTGCGTTTTGTTGGAATTTAGGTCCAAGACTACTGGTTATATCATCAAGCGTACTACTTAAACCATTCATTTCTGTTTCTACATCAGTTTTTGTGTTTTTAGCTTCTTCTTTTCCTGGACTAAAGATATTTTTGAAAAATCCTTTAACTCCAGTAACAAGACTACCAGCAATATTTCCTAAAGCTCCTAAAATTGATTTTCCTAGAGTCATTACTATCTCAACACCAGCCAAAACAATTTGTGGAATAGCTTGTACAATTCCTTTTATTAGTTCAAAAATTATCTTTATACCTGAACCTAATAATTGAGGCAATGATTGTCCTAGACCATCAATAAAGCCTGCTATTATTCTTCCAGCAGTTGCAATTATCATAGGTATATTTTGTACGATTCCTACTATCAATTGACCTATTAGAGTTACACCAGCAACTATTAATCTAGGTAAATTTTGCATAACTCCTTGTAAAAATGAGCCAACTACCAATAAAGCAGATTGAATAAGCTTACCCGCATTATTACCTACACTTTGGACTAAAGCTATAACTATATTAGTTCCAGCAGTCAAAATAGCTGGCAAATTTGCCGCCAATGCTTGGGCAAAATGATTAATAAGCGTTGCCCCTTGATTTACAAAATCAGGAATTTTATTAGCAATTCCATTTCCTAAATTAGTTATTATTTCAGGACCTTTTGTTTTTGCAACTTCCAACAATTTATCAATTTGTGTGCCAAATTTAGAATATAAAAGTCCAAGTCCAGCTAACGCTATACCAATAACAGCAGCAGGAAATAATGCTTGCATACCTATATTTGCTAAGGACACAGCTTTTCCTACCATTGGAGCAAGTTTAGCTAATTTATTGCCTGAAAGAATCATAGAAAGCTCTATTTTCTTTGCAAATTTATTTAAAACGCCATCTGAAAAACTATTTAAAGCAGTACCTGCAACGTTAGAAAATGTTTTAAATCCATTCCCAACTTGACTTAAAACCCCAATAACAGGAGATAAAGTTTTTGTTATCTTTCCACCAATTAATAAAACTGGTCCAATTGCTGCCAAAAGTCCGCCGATTTTTAAAATCATTTCTCCTATAGCTTTTTTTGATGATTCAGACAAATCAAACCATTTTTTAGCAAATTCATTAACCTTATCAACCATATCTTTAAGAGCTGGTGCAACAATAGAAAAAATATCTTTAGCTATATTTCCAAAAGTATTTTTTAAGGTCATTAATTTAGCGTGTAAAGTTTTCCAAGCCTCCGCTGCTTCTTCTGCTAAATCATTTCCGTGATCATAAGCATCATTTGACTGCTTTATAGCCTCTGATAATAATTCATGATTTTGTGCTAGAGATTTAACAGCATTAGATTCCCTTACACCTTTAATCCCTAACATATCCAAAATTTGGTTCATATTTCCACCAGATTTTGAAGCACTATCAAGACCTTTCATCAAATCTTGTAAGGCTTCTGTTGGTTTTGATTTCCATTTGGCGGCAAAATCTTCTGCACTCATTCCTGCAACCTTTGCAAAGTTTTGTAATTTTGCTCCACCACTAGCAACAGCCTTATCAACCTTCGTCATAACTGTAGACATAGCAGTTCCACCTGCTTCTGCTTCAATTCCAACAGAAGACATTGCAGTTGCAAGTCCTAATACATTTGGAGTTGTAATTCCTACAAGCCTAGATGAAGCTGCAAGCCTTGAGGACATATCCATTATTTCAGCTTCACTTGTAGCAAAATTATTACCAAGCCTAACAACGGAGTTTCCCACCTGTCTTATGCTTTTACCTACATCAAGACCCATTACATTGGCAAATCTTGCCATTTGTTTTGCACCTTCTTCGCCTGCAAGGTTAGTCGCCGAACCCATCTCAGCCATAACTCTAGTAAATTCTAATAGGTCTTTTTTTCCGTGGATTCCCAATTGTCCAGCAGTTTCTGCCAAGCCTAAAAGATCATTTGTAGATACAGGAATAACAGAAGACATTTTTGCAATATCATCTCCAAAACCCTTTAAATCCTTACCAGCCATATTAGTTGTTTTACCAACACCTACAAGTCCAGTTTCAAAATCAGCAAATTGTTTACCGGCATAAGTAAAAGCAGCACCTAATGGCAAAGTTAATTTAGTAGTTAAACTTTTACCAATACTTTCTGTTGCACTTCCAATTTTAGAAGCAACTGAACTGACTTTTCCAGCTTGATTTTGTAGTTTCTCGACCGATTTTGTTGCTTGATTAAATTTAGAAGTAAATCCAGAATCAACCGCCGAAAGAATGGCTTCAACTCTATAGCTCATTTTTCTCACCACCTTTCTTTTCGTAATTTCTTACATTAATGGCGATATTTCTTAATCTATCAAAGGTTTCATCTTCTTTTATTTCTTTTCCAAGAACCTTTTTTTCTTCTTTTTCATAATTAAAAACATCTTTAATATCTTTAACAACGTAATAAGTTTTTTTGCCTTTGGTTTCCGTTTCCTCTAACCTTCTTTTTAAAAGTTCATTCTCAATAAAATCTCTCTTTTTATCGATTTCTCTTAACCTAAAAGCTGTAAACATAAAGTTAAAATTAATCAATGTCATTTTTTCTAGATCTTTTATATCGTTGGAAAAATATCTTAAACCATTAATAATTAAGTCTTTATAAAATATCGGCTCTATTTGTTCTTTTTCACTCTCTCTTTTTCTTTCTCTTCTTTTTCCGCTTTCTTCATGCTCTCCCATACTTGCAAGGCTTTCTTCTTGGTCGCTGATTGACTCTTCAATTGCTCTAAAAAATCATCACACAACTTTCCTAAATCTTCGTGAGTATCTAAATATTCTTCAATATCCTTATCACTTGGTTTTTTATCTAAAGTTGCTGTTGCTGCCTTTATAAGCTCTGGCAAGATTAAAACATCTCCTGTATATAAAGCAGTTGTAGCATTTTCAATTCCTAATCTAATATCAATACCATTTGCGTTTTTTGACCTATTTTTAGAGATTTCCCTACAAAATTTAAGTCCAAAATTTAATTCATAATCATTACCATTTATTGTTAAATTCATATAATCTCCTTAAAATTAATAAATTAAAAAGGACACTGTTTTAGTGTCCTTCTGTTCCAGTTGTTTCTGCCTTGTCATCAAAAATAGTTACATCTCTAAAAGCATAAAGAATTGCCTTTTCTTGGTCTTTGCTTATAGTTGCAAATCCATCTTGTGGTATTCCATCTATTTTCATAGTTGTAGAAATTTCAGCCAAATCTTCAACATTTGCTGGCATTTCCCAAGATTCAAGTTTTCCTTGCATATATTTTGCAGGATATTTACCTTCTTTTGCTTCTCCTGCCAAGTCTATTTCCCAACATTCCAATACTTTTTGTTCAACCACTGATTTTTTTAACATCTCATTTACTTCATCATGACTGGCAATAGCGTTTATTTCTAAAGACACTTCAATACCACCATTAGATGTAATAGCACCGTCTTTTGTTTGAGTAGTATCAACGTTGTTTTCATAAGATAAAGTATGTTCAGTTTGCAAAGCTAATTTTGTAGCTTTTTCTTTTGTAGCATTTTCTAAAAGTCTAAACATCAAAATTTTATCTTTTCCATAAATTGCTTTTATCATCTTTTTCACTCCTTAATAAAATTTATAAGTTAAATTCAAAACTCCGTGCCAAAGGGTTTCATTTGTCGAATTATCGGCTAAAACTCTTGTAGAACCATCAAGCAAAATCCAAACGTGAGGGTCTGTAAACTTGTGGCAAGCAAGGCTGATTTTTTGGCACATTGTTTCGCATTCTTTTCTAGATTCTTTTTTTGTCCATATGTGTATAAAAATAGAGGCTTGGCCCAAAGAAAAAGACTTAGTAGCTTTTGGTTTAAGGTCGACCTCTCCTAATACAACAAAAGGGTATGTAGTTCCCTCTTTTGGTAAAAAGGGGTAACACTCATACCCTAGCTCTTGTATTCTTTTAAAAATTAAATCATATATTTCTTGGTTCATCACTTATCCATCTTTTCCAAATCCTCTATAAAGCCACTTTCCACACTGTCTAAAGCAGGCTTAACAAAAGGTTCTGCCTCCATGTATCTTGTCCCATATTCAACATAGGATGCATACTCAGTATTTGGAGCTATAACGGCAGTAAGTCCGCTATCTTTTATTTCTAAACTTATTGACCTTTTGGTTTCCCCTGTCGAATATCCTTTAACAAATATTTTTCTTGGTGTAGCATTATCTTTCATTGCTTTTTGCAACTTCGCCCCGTGCTTTTTAACAGTTTTTCTTGCAAATTCAAGGTCTTTTATTTTAGATAAGTGCTTGGTCAATAAATCAGTACCTTTTACAGATATTTTCATATTTCCCCCACTATATATCCCGTCTTTTGCCTAAAAGTTTCTTTTGCCAAGACCTTATATTTTTTATCATTTAAAATTACATAATCATAGTCAGGACTTTTTCCCTTAACCACCAAACTAATTGCACCAACATCAACTTTAGAGAATAACTCGTTTTGCTCTTTAAGGCTCACCGACCTATAAGAGCAGTATTTTATATCCCTTGTTTCTGTAGCTTCCATTCCACCAATTTGAGGGTTATATCTTTCCTCTCCCTTTTTGATAAAAATAACTTTAGTATCAAATCTCATAAGAGCTTCACTCCCCATTTGGCTTGTAGTCCACTAGAATTTTTTGCATAGTCAATGCACTTGTTTAGTAGCTTATCTTCATAATTTGGATCATAGGATTCAGTTCCTGCTGTTTTGGATTCAGAAGTCATTCCCTCAGAGCCTATTTTGTTAAATCTATAGATGGTAAGTTCCACAAGAATATAATTAAGCTCATCAGGTATTTCTTTAAGGACTAAAAAAGAACTCATTACATCAATCATTTTTGCTTTTTGCAAATCTTCGATTGACTGTATTAAGTCCTTATCAATATCCCCTATTAAATTTTCATAGGTCATGAGATTATCAATCATAATCCCACCTCCTTAATTTTTATGCTCCGGCTCCAGCAGGTGCATCTTCCTTAATAGCAATTTTAAATACTCCGTCAGTTCTTTCAGCAAATAACTTAATACCATACATTGTATAAGTTGAAACTGATATTCTGTCCAATCCAGCTTCCCTAGCCACACCAACAATTCCAGTTTGATCAGTGACAAAACCAAAACCAGCCTTGGCAATCTCGCCACCAGCAATATTAGCATAAGCTAGGTTTAAGTTTTCAGGTGCTGTGGTATAGATAGATCCTTTTGGCACTAAAGAAGTTATAATAGTAGTTGTGGTCCCCATAAATCCAGTTAGGTATTGAAGACCGAAAGCTTGTTGTACTATAATATTTCCATTAGCTAGATAATCAGCTACATCTAATGGATTGACAAAAACAATAGTTCCTGTACCCTCTCCAGCAAAGGCGATATTTACATTGCCCCATGCTTGTGCAAAGGCATCTTGCACGCTTTTAGCAGTTACAGATTTCTTAGTAGACTTTAATTGTTTAAATAAGTCATCTCTAATATTTTCTTGTATTTGTCTTATCATTAATTCGTCTGAATCAGCAACTGCCGTTGCAAATCCAAATTTTTGGATGTCTTCTGCTGTTACTAATTTTCTGTGCTTGTTATATTCCAATGTGTAAGTTTGGTCTGGTTCTCTTTTAGTTGTAGAAAGAGGGATAACATCTCCTGGTGCTACTTTTCCATCAGCAAGTGTTACAGATGATTTATAGGTTTTAATTGTATCCCCTATATTCATTTTTGTAGCTCTTTGTATTCCTAACATTTCTTGTAAAGATTCGATTTGATTTCCAAACACATTTACAAAATCTTGATCTGCAACCTCTAAATAGTTGCTTGCATTCATAGTATTTTCTAATACTGCCATAATTTCCTCCTAATTAAATAATTCTGGGTGATTAAGCATAGCCTCACGTCTTTTTACAGCATCTTTTATGCCTAAAATTTCATTTCTTTGACCTTGGCTTGACTTAACACCTGTCTTTTTAACCTCTGGACTTTTGCCCTTTAGTCTTTCGTTCACTTCTTTTTCCACCAAGTCTTTTAGCATACCTGCAAAATCTTTCACATTTTCTTTTGTGGATTCTGCCTCATCAGTTATAAGATTATTCACGAGATCATCAGAGATATTAAAGCCTTCCTCAACCAACATATTCTTAGCAACTTTTGCCATAGCTGATTGATTTTCTTTTTTTCTGTATGCTGCAATTTCCTCTTCGTACTTTTTGAGTTTATATTTCAACTTTTCATCTTCATTCATCTTTTCAAGCCTTCTGGCTTCTTCAAGTTCCTTGATTTTTTCATCTTGTTGCTTTTGCCATTTAGCTTTCTTTTCCTTGATTATTTCGTCTACTTGTTCATCAGAATATTTCTTTTCAGGTTCTTTATTCTCAACCTTTTTTTCTTTTGTTTCTTCGATTTCTTCTGTAGCTTCTTCAACTTGGTTTTTATTTTCGTCTGCCATATTTACCTCCATAATTTAAAGTTGTAATGCTTAACTATCCTTAAAGTTTTCCGTCATTAAAGCTTGGACAATAAAAAAAAGCGGGCATACTCCTGCCCGCTTAGTTTTAATATTTAATTCCTTTGTTTACATTAAAATATCTTTGCTTCTTATTAAGCTTCTTAAATTCTTCTTCTGTCAGTATCCTCTGCATTGCTATTTTATATTTCTTGTTATATGGATACTTATTGCTATCTATTAATCCTCTAACATTTTCAGCATCTTTTTTGCACAAAAAATGGGCGTGTTGTTCATAAGCACCGCCCTCTCTAATTAGTATCCATTTTCTTTTCGGTAGTTTTGGATAGTATTTTATTGTTAGTTTCATTACTTCTCATTAAAATATTCTTTATACCATCTTTTATTTCTTATACCTACCACAATAGCAGATATAAACCATACTATAATTAACAATCCTGCTATTATATAAGGCATAAACACTACCCACCAAGACCAAGATAGATAACCTAAAGCCTTTAATATTATTAATGTTATTTGTAATAAAGTTATCATTTATTTCTCCTTAGTTGATTTTTAGATAAGAATATAGTATATTATAAATAACTAGAGGTTCTTCTACCTTCCGCATTTGTGGGGGGCCAGTTAGAACCTCTATTTTTTTCTTTTATATTCATTTATTATTTTCTTGTTTTTTATTAATATTGTTTTATTTATCCAATTTCTTCTTTCTGAAAGATATAATCTATTTATTTGATCCTTTATTTCTGATTCTGATAACTTTGTATTACTAATATCAAATATAAAATTATCAGCCTGTAATCTTTGTTTTTTAACAGCATTATCTATAACATTTTTACCATTACCTAATATTTCTTTTAAATCGTATTTATCATTTCCTATAATATAATCAGGCGTTTTGATTCCACGTGGTTTTAAAACCCTTGGCACCATATTAACGGTTGTATTCATTTTTATAGCTAATAACTCAGCAATTTCTTTCTCATGTTCTGAATAATCTAAAACAACATGATGATCATCTACATAATATTTCTCTCCGTCATGTTCCCAATGATCTAAATCTTTAACCTCTCCAAAAGCCGCTACAGTCGTACACCTACACCTAGGATGCCATAAAGGTATATTATCCCCCTCTACTGCTTCTGATATCTTCACAATATCCCCGTTATGAGGACTACAATGCCTGCAAGCTGTAGGCTCGGTCATTATTTCTAAATACTCATAACCACCGTCTTTGTAGGCATCCATCTGAGTCTGAATCCGTACCCTGCCAGATTCTGTATAAGCTAATCTTTCAGTAGCGTTCGTGATATTTTTAATATCCTTACTTACTAAATCTCTGAGTTTTCTTGCAAACTCTCTCGGATTTTTGCCTTGAATTACAACAGATTCAATGTTTCTTTCAATTCGTCTGGATAATTCTCTAGTATCTCGCCAAACCCTATCGGAAAAGTGAGCGTTGTGATAATCTTGACTAACAATAAATCTCGCCCTTCTTTCAATTCCTGTCTGATTTATATTAAATCCCAAAATACTTGCTTGACGTTTATACTCATCAATAGATCCTTTTATTAGATGGTCTTGCAATTCATTTTCTATTTTTGAACCAGTCCCAATAATATGAAGCCTTACCATTTGATTAAGCATTTCAAGTCGATTCAATCTCATTGTAATGTTATAAAGTTTCATTTCTCTGTTGGCTTTTTGACTAAAATCTTTATCTTTTACATAAGTTTTTGCAAGATACTTATAATCTTCAACATCAGCCTTTTCAATCCTTTTTCTAGCCTCATTAATGGAAATTCCTTGACTATCAGAAAATCTTGTAATTTGACTTTGTATTTCTTTATTTATATTTCTTAAAAGTTCGTTATAAATATAGGCTATTCGTTCTTTTACAAACCTTTCATCTCTATTCTTGGACTTTAGAAGATTTTGGTATTCTCGCCTTTTCCAATATTCCTTGCTCGTTGACATCTTCCATACTCCAATCATCTCCGTGGTCGTGTTTTATATCTGTATCAAATTCATCTTCTTCTTTCATTTTTTCAATTTCTTCTTTTACATTATCGACAATAGACAAATAAGCCAAGCCTGTTTCTTTACTTACTAGACCATTCAAGCTATTAACTACTTGTGCTTCCTCTAGCACGTTTTTAGGAGCGTTTCTAGTAAATTGATAGGTAATTCCCTTATAAGCTTCCTTATCGTGCCAATTTGGTAAATTACAAAGGAGTTTATACCTAGTATTTAAACCAGCGGTAAACTTACGCTCTTTAGATTTACAAAGATTATCCAAGCCTTGTAATTTATAAGATAAAGCAATACCTGATGATGTTCCAAAGTTTTCATCAGACAAATTCGGCACCATAGAAAGTTGATATATCTTTTCTTCAAGCCTATTAAGTAAATTTTCTTGAGTTTGATCAGCATCTGGCTTTTGTAAAAAATTAACATCAGGTACAGTTCCATCAGCTTCATTAGTGGTTTTATATAAATTCCATATTCTATTATCTTTTAAAAACCTAACCTGTTCTTCGTTTAACTCAACTCCAATAACCTTTAAATAAGCGTCAGCAAAATAATCAACATCATTCGCCTTTTCACTAACAACCTTGTCTATTTGATTAATAAGCGTATAAACAGACTCAAAGGCCGACTGGCACTCCTCATTTTCCCTATATTCAATAATAGGACAAAAACCAAAATAATGAGGATATTCCTCAGAAATATAAAATCCGTCTTTTCCCTCTTCAAAATAATAAATCTTTTCAGAATCAGAAAAAGTACCCTTTAAATTTCCATCTTGGTCTTTGTAATAATGCACTCCATACCTAACCTTTTTTCTAATAGAATTATCCCTAATAACAAAAGTTTCAAGGGGACTAACATGCAAAATATTTTCGACCGCTTCTTCATCACAATAAAGCATTTCATAGCCTACACCAAATATAGACATATCCTTTGCCAACTCGTATTGCTCATCATCAATATTGTTATAATCAAATATATCAGTAAGCTTGTTGATATATTCTTCGCTATCGTGATTAATTTTAATAGGAATGCCTAAAAAATATCCATTAAGCGTATCAACAATATATTTGGCAAAGTTCATAACCACCTTATTATCAGGCTTGTTAAGTGGCTTAGGTTCATTAAATAAAATATTGTGTTTACCTTGGTACATATTCAAAAGAGGTTCATATCTTTTAACCACCAAACTTTTATGTGCATTAATAAAACCCTCCAGACTATCAAGGTCTAAAGGGTCATCTTTATCAATTATAAATTCTTTAAAATCACCAACGATTGTTTTTATACTTATCAAATAAAACCTCCTTTAAACATTTTAATTCTTGCACCGTCATCTCTTAGGTCTGTATAGATAGCATATCTCATAGCGTCCATTACATCGTCATATTCCTTTTTTACTTGGTCTTTTGTTGTATTAGTTTCCCAAACATAGGAATATATCTCTTCTTTAAATCTTTTCGCTATAGGCTCATATACCTTTAATTTTAAGGTCTTGTATAAGATAGCCACTTGCTCAATACCCTCAACAACTTTTTTACTTGCAAGCTTAGCTTTCAAGCCGTCTTTAATAAATCTATCAATATGCTCAACTCGTGCCGAATCACAATAAAAAACTAACTTAGGATATTTTTCATCAAGTTTTTTTGCTTCATTGACCCACCAATCAATCTCTTTTTGTGTTTCCGCAACTTCGTCAATCATTATGTATTCGTTATTATCTGTAATTCCAAAAACAACAATAGCACCATAATGTCCATATCCCCAATCGACACCAGCAATATATTTGTTAAATTTAAATAAATCTAAATCATTAACAAAATGTTTATCAGCATCAAAATCTTTATAAACCATTCCATCGCCAGATACCCAATTTCCATAGATATTACGTTCTGTAAACATACCAGCAGGCGTTGTCTCGATTGTAGATTGTAAATATCTTTTATCCAAAAAAGTATTATCAAAAATTGTAAACTTGTAAGATAAAATCTTATCACTATCATTATCTATATAATCTTTTTTAAGCCAATGCTCGGGATTGTCGGGGTTGGTATCGCACATTATCCTTGCACCTTTACCAGAGCAACGAGAACGGATTTCATCAAAAACCAGCTCATTAGCTAATGAAGCCTCATTCACATAAGCACCGTATGAGGTCATACCACGAATACGGCCTAATCCGTCAACTTTTCCGTGGCCTACCTGTACAACATATACACCACACAAAGTAAAGTTCCCTAACTTATCAAACTTAAAATCAATTCCGTATTTAGATGATAGTTCTATAAGGACGTTTTGATATATAGTGGATTTAGAAAATCCCGATAAAATATATTGAGGTTTTTCTACTCCCTCCATATCAGCAATCTTTCTAACTCTTAGTAATTCCCTTAAAAACAAGTCATTATTTAATTGAGTTTTTCCACTCCTCTTAGCACCATGGAGTATAAGTATAAACCAGTCTTTTTTGCCGATTTCAGAATATATCTCCTGCTGCTTTTTAGTATATATTTTGTTAATACTATTCCTCATTATTGATTAACCTATCATCTAATAACTCAAAATATCTTTCCAAACCACGATTAGGTTTATCTTCAACTTCCTTGGCTTTCCTGTCCATCCATACATCAGGCTTTCTATTTTTAAGCCAAAAAATTTGAGCGGTAGAATTTGGAGGTATCCACTTTTTATACTTTTCAATCTTTTTAGTTTGAACCCCATTAGTTTCTGTAATATAAGTTTTAGTTTCTTCTACATAATATCCTAATGCTGATTTATGCATTGCATTCTCAACTTCAAAATCCGTTACTTCTTTTCCTTTTTTTAAAGAAGCCGATAAAGCCGAATATTTCTTCTTCCACTCTTTTAAAGTAGAATATGCAATCCCCATATTTTGAGATATTTGTTTCTCAGATAAACCACTTTTTGCCCAAGCTTCAACTTTAATTAAATTTTCTTCCTTTAACCACTCTTGATATTTAGCTCGAGCCATTTTGTCACCTACCTAATCAATCCCCAATCGGCAAACTTCTCGAATCCTCCAATATTATTAATATATTCTCTCGCAATCTCGACAATATCCGAATAAGGGTTTCCATCAATTGTTTCATCTCCAATTGCACAGGATAATTCGTATATTTCCCCAGTTTCTTGTGCCTTTAAGTATGCATATATGTTTACCGATACATCAGCTTTTGATAAGTCTTTACCGTGTAATCCTCCACCAGTTACTGCTCTTCCCATGTCTGAGCCGAGTTTTCTATTTGTCGCACCAGTATCAACATTATATCCTCCAGTCCAATCTCCTAGCGGATTGATAATTGCTTTAGGATAAATCGATTTTAAAATTTCTGTAGATACATTTGATTGACAGATGATGAGTTTATCTCCATCAAGAATGTATTTACCATCGTAAGGATAATTAGAATAAATTTCATGAGCAATTAAAGATAATTTCTTTTCTTCATCTGATGTAGGTACTCCCTTAAAGATTCCATTGTCCCCACATCTCATCTTTTCTTTTTGATTATTTGATAAGTGAATATCCTGTTCTACAATTTTAATATCTGCTATGACATCCCCTGCTATTCTCTTAATAGCCTTTTCAATTTCTTTTTTATTTAACTTGCAATCTGTTTCTATAATTACATGACAATCCTCATGTCCCAGCAAAACTTCAACTGCTATTTTAGGATTTTCTTTTTCTTTGTATGCTAAATCTACAATTGCACCAGCTATTCTATCTGCTATTTTATCTGGATGCCTTGGGTTTACTTTTTCAAACATTTATTCTCCTTCGCTTTCTAATACAGCTTCTCTGCCAGTAAGCTGTTCCCATCGATTTATAATAACATCACAATACTTTTCATCTAATTCCATAATAAATGCGTTTCTTCCGAGTTGCTCACAAGCTATTAGTGTTGTTCCAGATCCACCAAATAAATCTAATACTGCATCACCTTTTTCACTAGAATTTTCTATTAAATATGCAAACAATTCTACAGGTTTCATTGTTGGATGTTCGCCATTTCTTAATGGTTTATCAAAGTTTAATACTGTCGTTTGCTTTCTGTCAGAATACCAAGAGTGGCTCCCCCCCTCAGTCCAACCATATAAGCAAGGCTCATGTTTCCATTGGTAATCTTGTCTGCCCATAATCATTTGATTTTTATTCCAGATTAGGCATTGCCTTATTTGCCAACCTATATCTTTTGTAGCACCTCTAAAGTTATAGCCTTCTGATTCCCCATGCCAAATATAAAAACTTGCACCAGGATTCATAACGTTATTAGCACACATAAAAGTATCAACTAAAAATCTTCTAAATTCTTCATCTTCCATAGAATCATTTTTAATTGTCAATTTATCAGAAGTACAACCTTGATAATTTATATTGTAAGGAGGATCTGTTAACAACAAATCAGCTTTGATTCCGTTCATTAATTTATCTACATCACTCTGTTTTGTGCTATCTCCACACATCAACCTATGATTTCCTAATAGCCAAACATCTCCAGCTTTAGTTTTATATATAATTTCCTCATCTGGGTTATAATCATCTTCTACAGCCTCGATATCTTCTAACTCCTCTAATTCTTCAAATCCAAAATCAGACATATCAAAGTCAAAATCCATTTTGTCTAGTTCTTTAAGCTCAATGTCTAGTAAATCGAAATCCCACTCTGCAAGCTCAGATGTTTTATTATCTGCTAATCTAAAAGCTTTTTTTTCTTCATCGTTAAGATCATCTGCTAGAATACAAGGCACTTTTGTTAATCCTAACTTTTTCGCAGCTAACATTCTAGTATGTCCATTAATAATTTCGTTATCTTCACCTATTACAATAGGATTTTTAAAACCGAAATTTTTAATAGAACTAGCAACAGCATTGACCGCATTCGTATTATTCCTAGGGTTATTAATATAAGGAATTAGTTCGTCAATTTCTTTGTAAATAATCTTTAAGTCATCGTTTTTCTTCATTTTCCCCTCCAATATTTTAAATCCATCAACTAGGCTGCCAAAAAAACAAATGAAAAAGAATTTACAAACGCATTTTTTAAAATAATAATATAATAATTTTAGGAGAAAAATTTGGCAGCTTAGTTCATAAATTTATATAAAAAAAGACAGGTTTCCACCTGCCTAAAATGTTAACTTTACAACTCCATAGCCGTTTTGATAACAACTTATAATTTAACACTTAATATTATATCATCTAAAGATAAGATTTTCATTCACTTTTTGTTTACCATAAAACACAATTAATATTTTTTAAGTATTTTACTAATAGCCTTTAAAGCATGATCAGACTTCTTCCAGATAGCCGATTTACTCAAATGTAATTTTCTCCCCATTTCCTCCATAGTCATATCATTATTAATCCAAATGTGATATACAATAGATCTATAATCATCATCTTTTAAATTTTTAAGGGCATACCTGATATCAGCATTTTCAAGCCTAATTTCTTTAATTTCCTTATCAATTTCATTTATTTTATCAATAACTTTAATTATCTTTTCTTCCTGTGTTGACCCACCACCTTGGACTGCCTCAGAATCTGACATACAAGCCTTAATTCCATCAATGCTCGCCCTTAGATTATTTCTCTTATCGATTTTCATATCGATATAATCAAGGTCATACTTATATTTTTTTAATCTTTTCTTAACACCTTCCCTTTCAATCTCGTTCTTGACCTCTAACACGCTTTTTCTTTTCCTATAAACCATCATTTCTCCTTATGTTTCCAAAAATTTAAACTCATTCCCATACTTATATAAAAACATCTTCTTTTTAAGCTTGTATACATCAGTTTTGAAACCTTTTACATCTTCAACAATCCAAATCTTTTTATTGTTATCAAAATATTTAAAATCGGCTTTATAAATAACTTTTCTGATAGTTTTTCCATTATGAATTAGTTTAGGAATAAGCTCAAAACTAGGTTGTAATTCCAAACAAGAAATAGCCTTTCTCCTTTCAAGAAGTTTCAATTCTTTGTATCTCCTAGCCTCTTTCTTGCTATCAAACTTAATGCCATCAACATCAGTTTTTACTGCTCCATATTTGCTATATCTTGGCACTTTTCAAACTCCCTGCTTTAGTAAACTTCTCAACCTTAATCTTACTTAAACCTATTTCATTAAGTAAATCAGGGAAAGTTACAAAATCAAGATTAATACAATCAAAAAGCGAATTAACCCTAGCTCCATACCTATCAATTCGAGACTTTCCAAACCCAAACTCTAACCTCAAAGCTTCAACAGTAACCGCCAAAAAATCTACAACGAGTTTTCGATTAGCCTCTTCATTCTCTTTTCTAAAATGTTCACTAAGATTATCAAGTTCCCTATCACTTAACTTTAACTTTTTATTATAACGTCTTTTTTCTTGCCTATTCATTCAAATCCTCACTTTTTACAAAAGTCCCATTGATAGTCTTTCCCGTCCTCTTACTAATCTTTTCATACGCCATCTCCAAACATACAATAGGGTCAATTTCTAAATCCTCACATAAAATAATTAGAGTTACTAAAATATCTCCCATTTCAAGCATCATATTTTCTTGAGTTTCTATTTGCTCATAATCAGAATAAACCTCCTCTGGAGATTGACCAATTCTACATAAATAATCAAAATCACTCTTAAACTCGAAAACTTCCTCAATAAATTTCATAAACTGTTTTTCTGCATTTCCAGAATGTAACAAATCCTTATCATCTGCCCATTCCAAAACCAATTCTTTTAATTCTCCAAAATTCATCTAACCCAATCTCCTGTATGTTTAATTTCTATTACTGCGGCATTGTTTATATTTCTTTCTTCAAAATATAACCTATCGATGCTAAAATATTGATCAAATCGACAATCAGTATAATTTATGTTATATATTTCAATTAGACTTTCCTCGTCAACTTGTTCTAAAAGTTTAATTAATTCTTTTACTTTCATTCTTCTAAATCCTTATTATTTTTAATAATCTCTCTAGATTCTGCTATTTCTACGTTAATTTCTTTTAAGTCACTTTTATAAAAATCAATAAATCTCTCATCTGAATTGTTTTCTAGCCTTTCTTCAAGGCTCTCTTTCCTGCTATCCAACCAAGACAAATGGTCTTCTTCGCTTGATAGATTAACACATAATATAGGTTCTAGGCTTGCTCTTATTGATTTTCCACAATTAGGACACTCGACAGACTCACCTGTTTCGTTTCCACTTACTTCACTAGTTTCAAAAATATCTTCTGGATTTATTTCATGGTCGCAATATGGACAAAAATCACTTCCTAACATCTTCCACCTTCCTATAATTCCAACCTATATTTTCATGTTTCATAGGTTCTCCTTATGCTTTTCAATCCAATGCTTTTCTTGATAATCATTGACTATTTTTCTTTTATCTACAGGTTTTATTTTGTTCTCTTTTAATAACGGTTCAATTTCTCTTAATATATTTAGATTATTATAGGTTGGACCGTATACAAAAAGATTTAAATCAATGTACTCATCATATTGAGTTTCATCAATTCCAGCATCTTCTAATGCTGATAATATAGACAAAAAGTGTTCTCCAAAACCTGCTTTATATTCACGCTTAGATTTTTTGTCAAAGACGCCAGAATCTAAGATTGGTTTTTGACTTATAAAATTAATATATTCATCAGTATTTATCAAAGATTTCCATAAGTTATATTTAAATTCATTCGTATTTTCAATTTCTAAGGTATCATCATCTGTCATATTATCACATATTTTGTCAATATATTCGTCTGCTAATGAGTTTGAAGAATATAAGAAATCATAAGTTAAATATTTTAAATTTTCTATTTCTTCATCTTCTTTATATTGGTTTATATTTTGTTCGTAAATGTGATATATCATTTGTTTGACTATATACCTAGGATCTACACTAATATTTACTTTCTCCATATTTACTCCTTTATAATTTTTTCTTTTAAAAGTTCATCAATAAAATTAAAATAATATTCCATACAATCCCTATCTATCTTCGATAAAACAGGATTTTCTAAATGCTCTCTTGTAAACTCAAATCCACACATTCCACCATAAGAACTAGATTCAATCCTTATCTCGTGATTTTCTGTATTAAATCCACACCAAAAAGAATTATAAGACATATATTCATAATCTTCTTTTGTACCAAACGTTTTAGAATGGCAAATATGAGTTGGATTTAGTGCATTATTTTCCCATAGTATATATTTTCCTAATAGTTTTGTTTCTGGTATAAATAATTCTGGTTTTAATACTTTATAAATCATTGTTTCGCTCCTTATAAATGTCTTTCGTCATATTGCCATTTCTTTGTAGTTAAGCCACTACTGCCATCTCTATTAACTACACGTCTCATTCCTGTATCTGTTTTTAAATATTCAAAATAATAAACTTCCTTCAAATCTTCTTCCATGTATTCTTCTTTAGGATTTAATTCTATCCACTTTTTTATTAAAGCTTTAGTATTATAACCTCTTTTATAAGCTTCTTTCTCAAATTCTTCCTTGTTCATTTTAATATCTCATATTTCTTAATTTCTCAATTGTTTCATCTTCCTTAATTTCAGTAATTCTATATTTTAAATGTAAATTTAATCTCAACACTATATCTGAACCAAAGATCATATAGCGATTTTTCACACAAGAATCGATATAAGCATCCATTATGCTGGCAACAACTTCTATTTCTTTTCTAGTCATCATTACAGGGTATTTTTTATCACTCATTCTTCTTCTCCTATCCAAACTTCTATTATTCTATCTTTCTTCAACAGCACTTGATATCCGTTTTCATCATCACATCTAATATAATCTGACTTATCACAAAAATATAAATCAAACTCTTCATAATCTTTTACAGTTAAAGTTTTATAAGGGTAGTCCTCATCAGAATAGTGCCTACAATCATCATAATAAAGTGTAATTTTCATTCTTCGACCTCCATCTTAGCCCAATGCTTAGGATTTATAAATATCACTCTTTCATGAAAATTCATATATTTACATCTAGGTTTACTTTTCATTGTCTGTGTCAATCTTATACTCTCTTCACTTCCGTTTAAAATGTTTTTATAAGATTTATTAAAATAATCTAAATCTTCTAATACTTTTATTTCTTCTTCATAATAAGGATTAATTAATACAATTTTCATTCTTCCACCTCAATAATTTCAAAATCTTTCAAATCACTATCAAACTTTTCTTTGATATCTTCAATCTCTTTAAGGGTAAACCTTTTTTGTCTGTGGGGGTCTACATTTTTTGTCACCTAAATAACAGTGCCCGTTTAATTCATTAAGATAAAGATACATTATTACACATCCTTTTATCCACCTATGTTTCAAATAAAACTTCTTCTCTTACTTTCTATCCTCGATAGGTGTTTCTGCAAATTCAACCACTGCTTTAATCATGTTAAAATCTTTATCATCACACCAAACTTTAATAAATATCCACAACCCATTTACACGTACTTTACTAATAGTAATACGGTGGTAGAAAATTTCACTTTTTCTTACAAATTCGTATTGTTCTAAACGTTCTGTTAGTTCATATTCATTCTTTTCTGCTATTTTCTTCAATTCATTAATGTTCATTCTTCCCTCCTTTACTCACACACATTCGCATAAATCAACAATGTTGACCCCAAAAATCCAATAAGAGTTCCCATTGTTAAATCTTTATATTTTTTATCTTTATAAACCCCATAGCTTGCTATAATAAGTAAAATCAAGCAAGCTACAAGGTTATATTTAATCGCTTTTAACATAAATTATCGTGTTTAATAACTCATTTAAAACGGGATACGATTATCATCTTGCACATCTTCAAAATCATCATCAAAGAGATTTTCGTTATTTGTTCCGTAATTGCCCGTAGAACGATTTTGATAACCTTGACTATTTGTATTAGAATTATAGTCCGTATCGTTCTGCGTTAATCTGGTGAGAAATTCGACGTGTTGGGCAACAATGTCTGTAGTATAAACTCTATTTCCATTATTATCTTCATAAGATCCAGTCTGAATTGACCCATCAATCGCACACTGACTGCCTTTTTTTAAATACCTACTAGCATTTTCGCCCATCTTTCCCCAAACAACAATCCTAGGAAAGTCAGCTGTAGCCTTGTTTTGTGCTTCCATTTCCTCTTTTTTGTCCTTGGATAAATTCTTATTTACTGCCAAAACAAATTGACAAACTGCCATTCCCGATTGTGTATATCTTAAATCGGGATCTTTTGTAAGCCTGCCTATTAATAAAACCTTATTCATCTAAACTCCTTCTCCTATGCTCCAAATAAAAATTAACTACACTATCTACATCTGCCTGATTTTCACAAATCTTTAAAACCTCGACCCATTCGCCCTCGTGATTTTCCTCAATAACCCAAAAGGCTCTATCACTTAGAACGTGTTTGACAACAAGCCTAGACTTGCTGTCAATATTCCTAATAACATCAACTGCTTTGTTTTTGCTATTTATTCTACAATCATCAATATTTATTAATTGGTCTATAAGCTTTTTACATTCATTTTCTACATATTCTTGATTACAGTCTTTAGGATTATCCCCTGCATGGTTACAATCAAAACCTAGTACATATCCATCTCCAAGATCCATAATTTCTAAATCCATAATTTCACTCAAATAATCTGAAAAAGTTATTCCCCCATGCACTTCTAAGTCGTACTCTTTTTCAAAATCCCCGTAAAACTTATCAACTAATTCGTGGTCATCTGGTAAAATTACATATCCGTTATACCAATTAGTCGACATAAGAACTCCTTCTAACAATTCTCTAAAAATATTGTCGTATTCTCTATCTTGGTAAATGTGCTTTATAAAAAACATATATCCCTTGTAAGTATCTACTTTCACTAATTTATCAATCATTTATTTCTCCTAAGAAAGACATTCTTCTAAATTTACACTCATTAAATACGGTTCGTCTGGTAGACTAACAATTTTTTTAATAGTTCCTACCTTAACCTTAACTACTTCCCCACTATAGAGGATAAAAAGATGATAAGTACACCCTTTTTCCTCGTGATTGTTCTTGTTAATCTTTGCAACATTATCTAAATTTATAAAAACTTCTATATTTTCTTTATCTTTGCATCTAATAAAATTCATTATTCGCCTTTCATTATTCTTTCAAATCTCTTTGCCCTTGCCTCTTCTGCATAACTTTTGTACTCCTCAAGCCTAGAGCTTTGTTTCTTGTCGTTATAATTGCCCTCTAAAACCTTTATAAAATTGTTAGGCTTTATAAACCAATCAATTGTTATTCTAAAATCACTTACATATCCTTTAAGAAATTTACTATTATCAATACTTTTAATAGCTTTAATTACAGTGTCCAAACCATGTTCATTTATCCTTGCATTTAACATGTTATATCTTTGTGTATTAGTATTTAATGTTTGTATCTTGGGGATATTTTTATCAAGAGAGTTCCAAGCACTTATTATTTGTGTTTGGAAATCCTCATCATCAACATGACTATTATTAGTATTCTTATCTATATCTAATCTATTCTTATTCTTATCTATTCTATTCTTATCTGTTGCGTGACTGTCACGTGACATCACGTGACTTTCTGGTAATTCTTTTTGCTTTTCTCTTTCTCTTTGACGTCTTTTCCTAATTCTGTTTTGCTCTCTTACTCTTTCCATCCCCTCAATATTTTGATGTTTCTCCCAATTTGATATGCTTATCAGTCCATCTTCGCCAAGATTAATCATTTCAAATTGTTCAAATGCTTTAAGAGCAATCCTAACGGTATTCAAAGGCTGGTTGCAAATAGTTGAAATCATCTCATCAGTGTAGTTCATGTGCTGACCGATATAGACTGCCCCATTGTCATTAGTTTTTCCAGCCAAACAAAGGAGTTGGATCCATATTAAAATTATTGCATCGCCCTCTGGCATGGACTTTATAAGTTTTATTTTTTCATCATCAAAAATATTTACCGATAATTTAATCCAGCTTATTCCTGCCATTTAACACACCACCACCTCAGTTCCTGTTCTTTCTTGTATAGTTCTTTTTATCAGCTTTTCATCTGAGTTTCCGTCTGATAAATGCAACAAATATATCTTTTTACACCTGTCTAAACTTGCAGCCCTTAAAGCCTCCACAAGACTTTCTAAAGACAAGTGATTTTTTACAATCCTATTTCTTAAATTTGTGTTTATATTTCCTAACATTACATTTTCGTCAAGCTTAGCTTTTACATAGTTGCACTCAATCATAAGACAATCACATTCTGGTATCTTGTATTTTAGATAGGCTGTGTCTGTAACAAAAACTATGGATTCTTTATCATCTCTAGTTTTAATAAAAAAACTTACTGGCTCGGCTACATCGTGGACTGCTTCAAAGGGTAAAATTATCAAATCCTTTAAAAGTTTGAAATTATATTGCCAACCCCTATCTGGACTTTTATAAAAAATGTTAAGTCTGTGTCCCTTAATTCCAAGAGCTTCTGCAGTCCCATTTGTCATATAACAATCGACCCCTGCTTTCAATAAGTCTTTAACTGCCTTTGCATGATCCATATGCTCGTGAGTTACCAAACAAGCGTCTATTTCTGATATTTTAAAATTAAGCTTTTTTTGAATAACCTTATATGGCAGACCACACTCCAAAAGAAGTGTAGCCTTGCCAATTTTGACCTTATAGCAATTGCCACTTGATCCAGTTCCTAATACTTCAATTTCCATTAGAACGGTGCCTTTTCTAATGCTTCAAATTCTTCTCCAAAAAAGTCTGATTGCCCCTCAATTGGTTCTTCAAGAATTTCTCCCGTATCTTCGTCTACGTTTTCTGGTACTTCCTTTTTTTGATTTTCTTCTACTAGCTCAGTTTCAATATTTAATTCTTGTTTATTAGCGTTTTGTTCTTTCTCTTTTTCAAAGGAATTGTCCGTTTCGATTACTTGATATCTATCTTCACCTATATCTTCAACTTCATCTTTTGTGTAAATTCCCATTGTTACATCTGGTGCATAAGTTCTGCCAAAAAATGATGCCGCCCTATATCTAAGCATTTGCTCAGGCATTGTTTTCCATTTGCTTCCTGCTTTTCCATACCAACCTTCTTTTTTAGCCATATCAATCGTAATCGTAGTGCCTTTAATTTTTCCTTTTGTTTTCTTATCTAAAGCCCAAGCATAACAACCGTATGAATCTGTATTTTCTTTTCCGACAAACTCAAAATTCAAAGATGACCCAAAAAGACCAGATTGATTTATGCTTGATATTATAAACTGACTTGACCACGCTGGTTTACCATGTACAACATACATGTTTTGCATTACTGCAAGTACATTCATATTTAATCTTGATGCCATATCCAAGGCTATTAAACAAGATCCCGTATCATTTTTAAAATTAGCTGGAACCATGTTTGACGCTTGAAGAGCTTTTGCCATTCTTTGTGCTGCTTCAAATTGTCTTAAATCACTAAAAACACCACCATTTAAAGCTATTTCATTATCTTTTCTAACTGCTAAATTATTTGTCATCTCATTCTCCTTACTTTTCAATCCTTAAATTTTTATATTTACTAACAACAAGCCTTATCAATTGGCTATCTACGTCAACTAGTTCATTTACACTTTCTGCATTGTCTACAAATATTGGTATTTCCTTTTCAAATTTATTTGCTAAAGCATTTATAATATCAAGACCAGCATTTATTTTCGCTGCATTATTTAGTGATCCATAAGGCACACCCTTATAAGTTGCCTCGGCTGTTTCTTGGATTCCTCCGTTTATTTGCTTATCAAAAAGCTTAAATTTTACAAAGGTAAATAAATTATTTACTTTTTCGCTTACAAGTTCGGTATACGCTCTTATATATTCATCACACAAATATAAGATTTTTTGTTTTTCTTCATACTCACAAGACAGTTTCTTTTCTTCCTGCTCATATTCTTCGATTTTCCTATCTAACTCGGCGTTAAGTCCCTTTAGTGATACTTTGCTATTAATATCATCTAACTTTTCGTCTAAGATTCTTTTACTACTTAATAACTCGGTATTGTCATTTTGACCCTTATTTTTAATTTCTTCCTCGATTTTTTCTATCTCTTTTTCTATCTCCTCTTTTCTTTTTTCTTCGCTTGGCATAAGTATCATAAGTTTTAATTCTTTAGCCCTTTCTATTAGTTCTTCTTTTTCTTCTTTTTCTTCTTCTAGGCTATTTTTCTTTTCGTAGATTTTTTTAGCATCTATTTCAATCTGTTCTATTTTTTCTTTGTTTTCCTCTATATTTTTTGTATATTTATTAATATCTTCATTAATTTTTTCTCCTATTTTTCTAAGTTCTTCTAGTTTTTTACTTTTGTTCAAATTAAATTTTTTCTTTATTTCTTCTTGCTTTTCTTCTGGGAATTCTTGTCCACAAGTTGGGCATATAAAGCTATCATCACATTTACTCATAGCTAGTTTTTCCCATTCTTTTCTCATTTCTTCAAGCTTAATCTTGGCTTCTTTTATCCTATCTTTCTCATCTTTTATTTTTTCTTTTTTAAATTCAATTCTGTCTTTTGAATTTTCTAATTCATATTTACAAGTATCTAACTTTCCACTTATTTCAATATTTCTGTTTGTGTATTCTTGTATTCTTTCTTTTTTATTTTCTTCATATACGCTTATTATTTCCCTAGCTTCTTTTTTTAGTTCGCTTATTTTCTCGTACTTTTCATCAAGTATTTCACTTGCTGACCTTGCCCCTGCAAGCTCTTTGTCTATCTTTTCAAGCTCTGCTTTTATTCTTCCTTTTTCCTTTTCAAGCTCTGTAAAATCTTCATCGGTTTTTGCCTTATTTAGTTCATCAATCCTTGCTGGAATTTCTATTAGCTTTTCATTTATTTTTTTACAAGTGGACTTCGCCATTGCCTTTAATTCGTCAATTGTGTAATTTTCTAGGTCTAGTTCTTTCAAATCTTCATTGATTTTAAAAATATCATCTGGGCTTACATCATCTACCAGAGATAAGAGAATTTTTCTTCTTTCTTTTTTGTCAATAATTGTATTAAAATACATCGGATTGGATAATAAATTAAATTCATCTTCGCTTACTATCTCACTTATAAAGTCCTCATACTCTTTCTTTTTCCTTGGTACTTCGTTTATATAAAAATCAGTTGTGTGTCCTGAAAACTCTGAATCGTTAGATCCTCTTTTCTTTTTCCAAACCTCTTTGTAAACTCTTTTTAAAATATTTTCTTTACCATCGATACACAAAACACCTACAACGATTGTTTCTACATTATGGATATTTTCCCCGTCTTCCTGGTAGGGTTTTATTCCATAATCTTTTCTGTTTTGACTATCCTTGCCCCACAAAAGCCAAGAAAAACCATCAAATATAGTAGTCTTCCCCGTCGCATTATCTCCACTTATATTCGTTAAATCTTTTTCAAAATCAATTTCTTTTTCTTTAAATCCCTTAAAATTTTTAAAGGATAATTTTTTAATTATAATCTCCATTTTCACACCTCATAAAAATCTCCAAGCATAGCAATTTGTTGCCTATCTCTTCTTTCTAGTTCCTTATCTAATAATTTTAATAATTTGCAATTATTAAGGTTTGCACCATTTTTTTCTAAATGTATGATTCTGTTTTCTATATGTTCTGTTGTCCAATCTTTTATTATTTCTTTTATATCTTCCATTTACTTTTCCTTTTTTTAAAAAGCAGTATAATTATCTTGTAGTTTTAAATAGCCGATTTGCGTCGGCTTATTTTTATGCCAAAAACGCCATCAAAGACCCCATAAACATCAACACAATCCCTGCTACCCTAGCAATTTCATTCGGTCCAGCAAGTGCTAATGTCATACATAAACTAACAATAAAAACTCCTAAAACTTTATCTCTTATTCTTTCCTTTTCTGGCTTGGCAGTAAATCTCACACAAACATCATCAACCTTTCTTCCATCTAACATTTCAAAAACCTGGCTTCTTTTTCTAATTTTTCTAGTTTTTTTATTCTCCATAAATTCCTCCTAATTTTTAAATAAATTTTGTTCGCCTTTTAAACATCTGTCTAATGCGTTTTTATCAATTCTGTAAATGTGTCTTGTAGAGCCTTCCCTTTTGTAAGCGACCCCAAATGTGCATTTATTGGATTTAAGCATACATCTTAGAGGTTGCTCTGCTATTCCAATAAGTTCTGATGCTTCCTTAACCCCTATTATGTTTTCCATTTCTACCTCCTATCCTAAAAATTTATTAACAAAATAAATCTGTCCTTTACCTGTTATCTTGGTTGTGCTAGTAACAACATTGTTGCCTTGTCCATCAAGTCTGGTTCCTTTTTTAATCTCAAATAAGCCTTGTTCTACATACGCTTGCTTAGGTTGGTTTCTTCTTTCTCCACCCTTACACAAATAACCTTTGTTTCTCATCCAAGCGAAAAGTTTATTTTGTCCTATCTTTTTATCTAATTTTCCTTGTCTTATAGCCTCTTGACTTATCATCTTAGCAAGTTCTCCCATCAAGCAAGATCTCTTTGAAGCTGATACAGTATCAGCAAATAATACCTTTGGTTTGTTCTTCTCGTTTTGTGCTTCTGCTAAAGCTCTTCTAGCTCTTTCCTCTTTTAAACTATTAAGTAGTGCTATTCCAAAATCAGGGTCAGCTATGCTTCGTTCCAATACATTGTCAGTCATATATGCACCATGTTTTCTTATGGTTGGTAAAACTTCACTTGTTACCCATCTTTTAAATTCTCTTGCCTTATCCATTTTTGATGAAAAGATTAAGGAGTATAAACCTGATTCATTTATAAGAGTCATTTCTTGAACTCCACCAAGGTCGCCCTGAATCGGTGCCCCCTTTTTATCCTCTTTATCAACATGTCTAGATATAGCATTTCTTGGCTTGGTATATTCCAAAATCTCAGCAACATCTTTTCCGACAAACCAAGGTTCATTATTTTCATCTACAATAGTTCTTATCTTTCCAAATTCATGATTGTTAAATATTTTTAAATTATTCATTCTTCCTCCTTTTAGTAATTATTAGTTACCTATTTATATTCAAAGTTTCTTAAAGTTACATATTAAATTAAAAAAATATATCGTCTACAGGCTTATTAAAAAATAAAGAATACTGTTTCTTTACCTTGTCAGATGGAACTCTTGTTCCTGTTTCATAATAAGATATAGATGCAGGTGTTACTCCAAATAAAATCGCTAACTCTTGTTGGGTCATATTATTTTGAACTCTTAATCTCTTAAGCTTATTTCCTACTTTCATACTTACCTTTTCAATAACAACCACCCCCTTAATTTAATCTTCATACAATAACCACCAATCAAATTGGAAAAATCTACCCAATCTCTTAGCATGTTTAATAGGAAGCTCCCTATTTCCATACTCATATCCTTGATAAACATTAGTCCTTATGTCTAACAGTTCAGCAATAAATTTTTGAGTAACCTTATATTTCTTTCTCAAATCCTTCAACATACTATATCTAGTTTCCATTTATCCTAACCCCCTATATATGGTATAATTAAAACAAGAAAGGAGGTGAATATATGTCAGGTAAAAATCAACACGTTGTTCCTAACAATGGAAAATGGCAAGTCAAAGGTGCTGGCAATAAAAAAGCTACAAAAACATTCGATACTCAAAAAGAAGCTGAAATATTTGGTAGACAGATTGCCAAAAACCAAAAATCCGAATTAATAACTCATAACAGACAAGGTAGAATAAGATCAAAAGATAGTTACGGAAATGATCCTAATCCACCAAAAGATAAAGAGCATTAATCACATTTAAACTTGACACGAACTCTATAACCCTTGCTAGGACTAAGAACATCACTTATAACAGCAACAACTTTAGGGTTCTTGTCATCAGTTTCAACAATTATTTCTTTAATATCATCTTTTAAATATCCAACTTCTTTTATATCAACTTTTTCTTCCATATATCCCCTTCCTACCTAAACAAATTAATTAAACTTAATAAAATACTAAAAATTCTCAAAACAATAATAATTTTTAAAACATTTGTAAGTTTCTTTATATCTTCTTTCATTTCCTTATAGAATGAGTATAGTATTGATATAGTAGGGTTATACCCTAACTATATCTATTATTTTGATGATTAACTCAATTAGCTTATCTATTAAACTGATTACCGCAGTTGCTAGAGCTAACTTTATGAGTTGATCATCTTTTTTATTGTCTTCTTTACTCATTCTCTCCCCCTTTCTTGATTTGTTAATTATATTATATGTAACTTTTAGTTACTTGTCAAGCATTATTTTATATTTTCTGTAAAATAAGTTTCTATTTGTTACAATTTAGCTATTTACATATTAACTAAAAGTTAATATAATAATTATAATATAACTACAAGTTACAAAGGAGGTAGCAATGAGTATTGGCAAAAGATTAAGAATGCTAAGAGAAGATTTAGGTTTAAAGCAAGAAAGTTTAGCCGATTTATTGAATGTTAATAGAGCTTCAATAAGCCTTTACGAGAGTAACAAAAGAAAACCAAGTCAAAAAATATTGATGAAATACTCTGAAATTTTTGATGTCAGTACAGATTATATATTAGGAAATTCAAGAGATTTAAAGAAAGGAGAAGACTATGCAACAATAAACGTCTATGGCTCTATCCCTGCTGGAATACCCATAGAAGCAATAGAAGATATATCCGATACAGAAGATATATCCTTTAAAGATTTTGATAAAAATAAAACTTACATAGGCTTAAAAGTAGAGGGAGATTCCATGTATCCAAAATATTTAGATGGCGATACAATCATACTGGAATTGACCCCAGATTGTGAAAGTGGCACAGATGCTGCAGTTTATGTAAACGGATACGAGGCGACCCTTAAAACAGTAATAAAAAACGAAAATGGCACTATAACATTAAAACCAATTAATACATCTTATGCTCCAAAAACTTATGGAAAAAATGATGAACCTATAAAAATATTAGGAATTGTAAAAGAAATCAGGAGAAAAATATGAAAATTAAATCTTTAACATTATTAATAATAGGAACTATATTTCTTACCTCTTGTGGAAATAATAAAAATGAAAACAAAACTGAAAAAATCCAAAATTCTACAGAAGTAGTGTCAAAAGAAAAAAATAGCAATGAAAATCCAAAAGAAAGATTATCTAAACCTTTTAAAGATATAAGTAAATTTGCCTTTGGCGATGATGTAGAAACAGAAGTTATTACTATCCCAGATAACAATAACAACGAAAAAGTAACTAGAGTAAATGTTACATATTCTACCGATGTTATAACAAGTGAAAAAGGTGCTGTAGACCCATTTTTGATTAAAGTTTTTAGTTATTTAAAAAAAGTTAAAGAACAACAATTAAATTATGAAAGCATATTTTTTACATTTAAAACAAAGAAAACCGATGAGAAATATTATCCTTTAATTAAAATAGAAATTACTAAAGATCAAGCTGATAAATTTGATTTTGATAATAAACAACCTCAAGATTTAAAATCTATCGCTAAAACTTACGATTCCCCAGAAGATAAATCCCCAACTAATAATAATGATGATGATAAAAATAAAGAAGCATTAAGAGATTTAATAATAGAACAAGCCAAATCAAGTTTTTCTGAATTTTGCAATGTAGAAACAGAAACAAAAGACAGTGTATTATTTATACATTTATATCCTAAAGATGATTTGAAAAGTGAAATAATACAATATTTAGCAGGAGAAAACAACGAATCATTAAATCAAGGGTGGGATAATATGACTTCAGGAATATTATCAGCTTCAAAATCTTATAACGAAACCTTGGGAGAAAATGTATCTTTTGTTTTACACAATCCCGCAAACGAAGAAAACATAATATTTAGTACATTAAATGGAGTTGTCCATTATAACGTAAAAGATGATTTAAATAAATAACTATAAGCCCTTTAACAAGGGCTTTATTTGTACCAAGAAAGGAAAAACAAATGGCAAAAAGAAGAAAACTCCCCAATGGCACAGGATCTATTGAAAGAGTAAAAAAAACAGTCCAAGGCAAAACACGACTAAGCCAATATAGGGCAAGATTACCAGCAAAATACACAAAAGACGGAAAGAAAATCCAAAAAGATATAGGATTTTTTAAAACCTACAGCGAAGCATTAGAAGCCTTACTAAATTACAAAGAACCAGCAAAACCAGTAACGTTTGAACAACTATATACCCAATTTAAAAATACAAATAGATTCAATAAATTAACCCCAAAAACAAAAAATAGGTACGACAATGCCTTTAGCAAATTCGAAAGCATTCATAACACCAATATAGCCGACATAACCTACACCCAACTACAAGCACCCCTAGAAGAAATGGAACAAGAAGGATACGTGAAAAAAATTAATGATGAGTTAGTAAAAAAAGATTATTCTAAAGATTCCATAGATAGACTTAGAACAGTAGCAAAGCAAGTTTATACCCTAGCAATAAAAGAAAACATAATTAACTATAATCTAGCAGCCGAGCTTGAAGTTGGAGGATTAGGAGTACAAAGAGAAAAAGAAATCTTTAATAAAGAAGAAATAGAAATCTTATTTAAATCTATTCCCTACAACGAAAACGCTATGCACATACTTATATTAATATTTACAGGAATGCGACCAGGAGAATACAGACTATTAGAAAAACCAAGCATAGATCTAGAAAGCAATAAAATTGAGGATTTTGGAATAAAAACAGAAACAGGCAAAAAGAGAATAATGTATATCCACCCAAAAATAAAACCAATATTAGAATACCTAATTAAAAAATCAACAACAAAATATTTGGTAGAAACAGAAAGCACAAAAAAAGCTCCAGTAAGCGACAGTTACTTTAATCAAAATATCTACTATCCAGCACTAGACAAAGCAAATATACCAAGACGAGTACCTTATTCTTGCAGATACACATTTGCAACCATTGCCCATTTTAGTGGTGTAAAAGATAAGGCACTCCAAAAATTAATGGGGCACAAAAATTTTGAAGTAACAGCAAATTCATATATCCAAGATTTAGATCAATACGTTTATAAAGAATTCCAAAAAATAGAATAAAAAAAGTGGATAACAAAACCGTTACCCACACATTGCCCAAACATAAAAAAAGAACGTTGATTTCTCAACGTTTCTTTTTGTTTCTTGGTGCGGGATAAAGGAGATTTTAATCTATTGCTATTACTTTTTTTATTATTTTTATGCGATTTAAAGTTAGGTAGGCGAATAAAACAATATATACGTTGCCCACACGTTGCCCACATTAAAA